ATCACAAGAAACTTCTTGCAGGCACTGAGGCGTTGGAGGCGCTTCATGCGGTGGTTGGTAAGGTTCGCCAATGGCACTACGACAACACTTTGCCATGGGCTGACAACGGACAGCGAATGTTGCCGATGGCTAACTTCTTTGACTACAAGGCAACAGCGGGTGACTTCAAGACGATGTTCCACACAACGGCGGCTGAGTTCTGTGCTGAGTATCCAAACTTGGTGTCGGCTGCTGCGTTTACGTTGGGTGATCTGTTCAATCCGAATGATTATCCGAACGTCGAAGATATCAAGGCCAAGAACAAGTTTCACATTGTGTTCAGTCCCGTGCCGGACTCAGGTGACTTCCGCGTAGATATTCCCGAGGAGTATCGCAAGGAATTGGAGGCTATCTCGCAAGAGCGTATCGACTCTGCCATGAAAGACGCATGGACGAGACTGCATGATTGCCTAAAACATATGTCCACGAAGTTGGCAGGTGATCAGAAGCAGGTATTCCGCGACACGTTGGTTACGAACGCGACTGATCTGTGCAGCATCCTGAGCAAACTCAACGTAACAAATGATCCCAAGTTGGAACAGGCGCGACGCCAACTCGAGTCTGCGTTGATTGGAATAGATGCTGCTGAGTTGCGTAAGAGTGACGACGTACGTCTCGACGTTAAGACGCGAGTCGATCAGATCCTAGATATGTTTTAAGGAGGTGTGAGATGAAAGTTACATTTGTGGTCTACGACCACCAGAACAATTCAATAAGTTTGGTAAAGAGTGAGGTGAAGGGTAATAAACCTAGCGTGGATGCGTGGGAACACGCAGCGAAAGAAGCGAAAGATAAGATTGCACACATAGGAGATAAGAGACTCTCCGCATGGGTGGGTAAGAAGTATAGCGGTACGTATTCAATCTCATCCGTACTGAAAGGTTGGGTGAACTTTGAAGATCGTGCCCCAGTTGAGTTGGGTTAGGAGGTGTGAGATGAAAGCATTAAAAGTTGTGGTGATTTTTGAGTTTAACGGTATTGATCGTCGTAACTCTGTTGCTGCTGACAAGATCGTAGACAAAATTACGGTGGCTAGGGAAGAGTGGCGCGTTGAACACGGCGCAGATAGCACGTGGATCGACGAAGTTTTTGTAGATGATGTTGAGGAGGTGTGAAATGTACTGGAATCATAGAGTTATCCGTTTCACGGAGAAGGAGACTGGGGATGTGTTCCACAAGTTTGCCGAAGTGTTCTACGAGGACGACGGTACGTTGATGGGGTACCACGACCCGTTTATGTGGAGCGAGGACATTGCGGGTATGCAGGAGTTGGCTGACCACTTGCTCAAGGCAACGGCGCAGCCTGTGTTGGAGGAGTCTGACTTTGAGGAAGTGACACTTGGAAACGACTGATCTACTTATATAAACACTGTTTATAAATTGGAGTGCAACATGATCAACTATATTTCAAACAAAAACCCACCACATCCGACGTTGGACATTCTGACCAAGCAACTGGTGCGTACACATGTGAGTCGGTATCCGATTACTGCCGAGGTCTCGGGTTCTTCTAGTATTCACTTTTTCGATGATCGGCACAGAGGCAAGCCGGTCATGCTTCTGGTGTATATGGGTGGCGGGCAGTTGTCATTCCGTTCCCCGTTCATCAAGAACGAGAAGTACAAGGAGAACAACAGTAACTATGAAACAAAGCAGACTAACAACATGACGAAGGCTAGGAAGATACTGGCCGAGTACGTACGTCCGTACACTTCGCATGAGTTGACCAAGTACCTGCACAATGACGCGGGTAATGCGTTCCTTGCTTGGAAGCATGAGTTCACTGACAAACTCAGAAAGGCTTTGTTTTACGTGGGTTCAGACGACATCCTGAATGAGATCGTCAACTACGCTAACACCGGCATCATGTACGGTACGGATAAGTTCAAGGAGTTGACCAAGCCAGACAAGTTGGAGTTGATACGTACCCACAAAGAGCGTGATACAGAAATGCCCAAGAAACATGTTTATGTGCAGCCTGACGGCGTAGTGTTTTCTTGTGACGCAGAGAAGGTGTGGGGTAATTTCACGATGGGTGAAGTATCTACATACAACAGCGTCTATGAATTGCCCGACGACTTGCGAGGCAACGTTGCCCTGCTGCGTATGGCCGAAGATAAAGCCGTGGTCAACAAGGTTGGCCTAAGATTGGACGCTAACAGTTTTTGGGTTTATTAAAGGTTGCATAGGCTAAAAGCATGTGGTATTCATATAGGGTGATACCAAGCAACTGGATAATGACTGTAAGCCTAGACCGCAACGGAAACATGTACAGCGCGTACACGTTGATCGACAAACGCAGGATGAAATCCTCGCGGTTCAACTCTGATAAACACTGTTTACCAAAGCCTGTAGCAAATAAGTTGGCGATGGTGAAACTGATGCAGGGTAGTTACGATGTGTCGATCATTGGTGCGTGGTTAGGTGATCGGATCATGGCAGTTGCTCTGGATAAAGATGAGTACAAAAAACTGCTAGGGATGACATATGGCGACACCGGAGAGCAAGGTCAAGAAGGAAGTGAATCGGATGCTGGATTGGTATCCGAAGGCATACAGAATGACACCGACGACCGGAGGCTACGGGAAGTCAGGAGTGCCTGATATCGTTGTCTGTGTAGGCGGTAAGTTCGTAGGCATAGAGTGCAAGGCAAACGGTAATAAGCCCACAGCGTTGCAGTTGAAGAACCTGAACGCCATCGTCGCTGCGGGTGGGTATGCGTTTGTAGTTGATGAAGAATCTATTGGTGTGTTCAAAATGATGCTGGACTTAATAGTGTGGGACAAAGAGGAGCCAAAACTCCATGACTTCACTAAATTCTCAAGCACCGAAGACGAGGTTGAAAACGAGTAAGGGCATGGCCAAGCGGATCGTGCGTCTGGCTGTCTCTCGATATGCGATCAGTGCGTACGACATTATGGATACGTACAAGTTTACGAAGCGTCATGCCAATCGGTACATATCGTGGTTAGAAGATGAGGGGTTCCTGTATCTAAGGTACAGGAAGGATCGACACAATTATTATTCAGCGACGAGGAAGAGAAATGAAATTAGAGAAATTAGGCGAGGCGTTAGCCGTAGCCAACGAGCATGAGTTGGATGGTATCGACGTAGCCATCCTTGCTGCTGTAGCAGAGAAGCGGCGCACCGAGGGGGCGGCAACTATCATGCAGTTCTCTTCTGGCTTGCCTTTCGCGTCGTTTGGAACCATCCATGCGCGTGTCAGACGCATGGTGGACAAAGGTGTTCTCACCAAGCAGATCAGGGAGGACAACCAGAGATACAAGGTTTTGGGCGATGGCCCAGTTATGGCGAAGTTCTTAAACAAGTTGAGTGATATATAAACCAAAGGAGACTAGAGATGGTTAAGAAGTACAAGACGAACAAGTCAGAAGCGATCCGTAAGTTGCATGACTTGGGGCACGACCAGCAAGAGATCCACACGATGACCAACTACAGCAAGCCGCTGATTAACATCGTGCTGCGTAACTACAAGAAGAAGGCTAGGAAGTCGAAGATCGTGAAGGCTGTGGAAGAGATGAAGGAAGTGTTGGATAAGATTGAGATGAGAAGGCCAAAACACAGACTACAAGCAACCGAAACCGATCTCGTCAATCATCCTCCGCACTACAGAGCCGGTGGCGTTGAGACTATCGACTTCATCGAAGCCAAGGATCTGAATTACCGCTTGGGTAACGTAGTGAAATATGTTTCTCGTGCCGGTAAGAAGGACTCCGATCCGGTGCAGGATCTTGAGAAGGCTGCGTGGTACTTGCAGCGTGAGATCGCAGCGAGGAAGGGTGCATGATCCGTTGGCTAATAAATTTCTTTATGAGGCGCGATGAGTATCGTCGCAAAGAGTGGGGGCGGGTTCCGCCCCCCGAGTGGGCAGCTAAACGTGGTGGGAGGGATTACTGGTGAAGGACAGCGAATACATAGACAGTTTGCGAAAGGAAAACGCAAGGCTAGTGAATAAGATCATTGATATGGAAGCTGACTTTGCTCATGAACGTGGGCGAGCGTTGGCCGCTGAAGTCGTCTTGTGTTTGGGTGCATTTCTACTTGGGTATGCGGTGGCAATATGGGTAGGCGTGTAGAAGTTTATACAAAGCCGACTAGGTTCAACCTGACTCTTACCTTTGAGCAGTACAAGTTTTTGCTGAAGCGTAAGGAATACGCGCAGAAGTACGGCGAGCGGGTCAAGTACAAGGATCTAGTCAAAGAGTGGGGCGTCAAGCAGTACTTTATGGCAACGGCGATGTCCCGAGGTATCAAGCAGTACGACTACTTGATTTGGAAGGAAGAGCAAAATGCCAAGCAGAATCGAGATTCCGTCGCGGGACTTCATCAAGGCCGTAGCCAAAAGGTCAAGGTTATTTATGTCCAGCCCGGATCGTATTGAGGCTGCTGAGAAGTTCTTTACCTTTGCCTACCGAGCCGGTGTGATGAACGAGGCCAAGCGACAGGAAGAAGTGATTAGGAAGTTACAGCAACAACTACGAGAGGTGAGCCATGAAGATCGTAGATGACGAGTCTCCTCCGGGGGCGTGGAAGGACGAGATGAAAGCCGCCCCTTGGGGCTACGGTCAGAGCCAACTGAAGAAGGTTCAAGAGGCATTGAATAACATTAGAAAAGCCGGGTTATGGGAGGAAGCTAAAATTTTACATATAGAAATCAGAGTCTTACAGATGGAAGTAGAGGATCTTCGGAGTTTTAAGAAGCAAGACTGATGGGTAAAATACGTACCCATGAAGATCACTTACCGACAGATTGACGCTTCAGAACCGGGGAACAAACAACTTCTGAAGATAATGCAGAAGGCTTGTCTCCCGGCAGATAGTCTGTACTTCCCCGAGGACGGGGTATGGTGGGTGGCTTACCACAAGAACGTAGCGGTCGGATTCAGTTGTCTGTCTCCGTCACAACAGATGGAGGATGGGATATATCTGGGTCGCTGTGGTGTGGTCAAAGCGTATCGAGGTCGCGGCATACAGCGGCAGATGATTAGGTGGAGAGTTCAGTGGGCTAAACGGTATGGATATAAGTGGGCTGTGTCGGATACGACCGACAACATACCGAGTGCCAACAACTTGATCTCATGTGGATTCAGGCTCTACACCCCAAAGGTTCCGTACTCGTTCGCAAGAGCGTTGTACTGGCGTAAGAGACTTTAGGGGGTATCGTGTTCAAGGATCCAGTTGTACGTAAAGCTAAACAGAAACTCTATTCAAAAAGATATTACGAGAAGAATCGTAAGAGCATCATCAAGAAGGCCAAGACAGGTAAAGATAGGACGAGGCAAGAATGGGTAGCGTACAAGTCAAAGCAGCGGTGCAGTCACTGCCGTAAAAAACATCCGGCAATCATTGACTTTCACCACGTAATCAAAGAAGGTAAGCGATCCGTCAATTATTTAGCGGTCAAACAATCTAATGTACAAGAAGCGATCAAGGAAGCCGAAGAGAAGTGCGTCCCATTATGCTCAAACTGCCACAGAATCCTGCACTGGCATGAGACACGACGAGCCATGCGAAAACGGAGAAAGAAACGTGGCGGTTGAAGATGACATTTTGGACTTGATTCGTGCGTTACCTAACGAGATAAACGATAAGTCTACAACTACAGAGTTCAAGTTCTTAACAGTAGGTAGTGTGCTGTGGCAGTGCTACCACGAGATCAAGTACTTGAGGTCAGAATTAGAGGAAGCAAAGCGTGACGGTAGTAGTAAAACGAGAGAGGAGATGTACTGACTGCAAGCGAAATTTCGCTACGCCAGAATCATTCAGATCACACAGATATGGGTTTGGCGTATGTAGATCAGTAGAAGCCTTGGCGTTGGCGGGATTCGTCGAAACGTCGAAAGGTTGGAAGTGCAACAGAGTGCTTAAGAAGAAATGATAACCGTAGATTTCGAAACCTATTACGACAAGGAATATTCCTTGTCTAAGATGACCACGGAGGAGTACATCCGTGACGACCGCTTTGAGGTAATCGGAGTAGCCGTTGCAATAGATGACGATCCTCCGGAATGGTTTAGCGGCACACAGAAAGAAACTGCCGCATGGTTGAATCAGTTTGATTGGGCTAACTCCCTCGTACTGGCACACAACACCCAGTTCGACGGGGCGATCATGTCTTGGGTATTCAATATCAAGCCGAAGGGATGGCTAGATACGCTGTGCATGGCGAGGGCTAAACATGGCGTGGAAGCGGGGGGAAGTCTCAAGGCTCTGGCCGAACGGTACAACCTTGGAGAGAAAGGCAATGAAGTTGTTAACGCACTTGGTAAACGGCGTATTGATTTTTCTAGCGAAGATCTTGTTAAGTATTCTAATTATTGCATTAATGATGTCGTCCTTACCGCTGCTCTTTTTAATAACTTGCTTGCGGGATTTCCTAAAGGAGAACTCAAAGTAATAGATCTCACCCTGCGTATGTTCATTGAGCCTACGCTGGAATTGAATCTCCCACTACTAGAATCCCACCTTGTCTCGGTGAAGGACAAGAAAGCCAAGTTACTTGCAGCGGCACAGGCAGACCGCGATACGCTGATGAGTAATGACAAGTTTGCAGAACTGCTTACGAGTCTCGGCGTGGAACCACCGAAGAAGATAAGCGCCCGTACAAGTAAGGAAACGTGGGCGTTTGCCAAGACCGACGAAGGGTTCAAGGAACTGCTGAGCCATCCTGACCCGCGAGTACAGACTCTAGTCGGTGCAAGACTGGGTACTAAGACCACCCTTGAAGAGTCACGTACACAGCGGTTTATAGATATCGCCTTGCGGGGCAGTCTGCCAGTACCCATCAAGTACTACGCAGCACATACCGGACGGTGGGGTGGGGACGACAAGATCAACCTGCAAAACCTGCCCTCTCGTGGGGCTAACGCAGGAAGGCTGAAGGCTGCAATCACTGCGCCGAAGGGCTACGTCATCATCGACTGCGACTCTTCCCAGATCGAAGCCCGTACGGTGGCTTGGCTTGCGGGGCAGCAGGATCTAGTCGATGCGTTCGCCAAGGGTGAGGATGTATACAAGATCATGGCCTCGGCTATCTATAACGTATCTGTCGAAGAGGTTACGAAAGAGCAACGATTTGTAGGTAAGACAACGATTCTCGGAGCCGGGTACGGTATGGGGGCTGCAAAGTTTCAGATGCAGTTGAAGACGTTTGGTGTCGATACCGATATCGAAGAATGTAAACGAATCATTGATGTCTACAGAAGCACATATCCGTCTATCCCTGCATTGTGGAGGCAAGGCCAAAAATGTGTCGAATCCGTACTGACCAATAAGGCAGCGGATTTCGGCGTCGTAGATGCAGTCCTGTTTGACCCACGTGAATACGGGTTTCAGTTGCCTAGTGGATTGTGGCAGCGGTACGAAGGGCTGAAGAAGGTCGAGGACTCTGAAGGCAAGGCTCAGTACGAGTACTGGACTCGGCGTGGCGCGGTCAAGATTTACGGTGGCAAGGTTGTTGAAAACATTTGTCAGGCCGTGGCAAGATGCGTGATCGCTGAGCAAATGTTACGCATTTCGAAAAGGTACAAAGTGGTTCTCACGGTGCATGACGCTATTGCTTGTATCGCTCCCGAGGCGGAAGCCGACGAAGCGCAGAAGTACGTAGAAGACTGTATGCGGTGGCGACCTTCATGGGCAACCACCCTGCCGCTTAATTGCGAGTCAGGGATGGGTAAAAGTTACGGGGATTGTTAATGTCTGCTTCATACACATGGTCATATTCGTCGCTCGATCTATTCAACCAGTGCCCTCACAAGTACTACAGGTTGAAGGTAAAGAAAGATATCAAGGAGCCGCTCAGTGACCACCTTGTGTATGGACTGGACGTTCACAAAGCCGCCGAGGACTTCATCGGCAAGGGCACACCGATCCCCGAGAAGTACAAATTCATCGAGCCATCACTGCTGAAACTGAAAGCCTACGAAGGCGAGAAGTTGTGCGAGTACCGCATGGGGCTGACCAAGAATCTGGAACCCTGCAAGTTTTTCGACAAGGGTGTGTGGTGGCGTGGCGTAGCAGATTTGATCATCCTAAATGGTGACTCTGCAAAAATCGTGGACTATAAGACTGGCAAGTCGGCTAAACATGCTGATACGAAGCAGTTGGAGATTCTGTCGCTGGCAGTCTTCAAGCACTTCCCGCAGGTCAAGCGGGTCAAGGGTGGGTTGCTGTTCGTAGTAGCCAACGACTTTGTGAAAGGCGATTTCGATGCCGGACAGACTGATGTGTACTGGCAGCGTTGGCTGACCAATACGGCACAACTAGAGAAGGCGTTTGAAGTAAACGTATGGAACCCCCGGCCCAACTTCACGTGCAAGAAGTGGTGTCCGGTTAAAGACTGCACACATAACGGGAGATAGAGATGTCAGATATAGAAGTAAAGTTGAGTAAGTCCGGCATGGATACACCGGGATTTCACGATTACCAATATTACTACCCTGCTACTAATCGCGGGGGTAACGGTGATGAACTCGTACTTACTTTAGAAAATAAGAGCGGTAATTTTTTCTCGGTGGCTTTGTACGATGAAGGCGATAGGAAGATAATTGCTCGTGACCAAGACATTAGCAAGATTTCTATAGTAATTGACGGTGGTATAGAACACACCGATTTCATCAACATGCTGAAACTTATTATAGCAGCGCACGAAGTTGACGACGCGCTAGGAGGTAAGCATGGAGAGTTTTCGTGAGTCTCGATATCAACACACCACGAGGGCAGGTAACGCTTGCAGATGAGCAGAAAGTGGCCGAGTGGCTGCTTGGTAAGAACGTACATTACGTACAGACTCCGAAAGACAAACCTGCCAAGGTTGATGCCGTTCTTCTGAAAGACGGATACATACTTGCTGTGGCAGAAACCAAGTGTAGGTATAACCTCACGTTGGAGAAACTACAGACTAGGTTTGCAAATGAATGGTTAGTTACTGAAGCGAAGATACGAGATGGTATTAACATTGCTAATGGATTATGTGTACCGCTTATTGGGTTCTTGTATTTGGTAGACGACGATACTCTTTTAGCAATCAACCTACTGGATGCTAAGCGTCGTGTAGCGGAAACAATGACTCAACAGACCGTAAACGGTGGACAAGTAGTTAGATCAAACGCATACATATTGATGGATTCTGCCAAGGTCTACAAAAACATTACTTTCAAGAAAGGAGGCGAACATGGCTCGTGACTATCGTCGTGAATACGACAACTACCAAGGTAAACCTGAACAAATCAAGAACCGCGCTAAGCGTAACTCTGCTCGTGCCAAGATGATTGCGGCCGGGCGTGTACGTAAAGGCGACGGTAAAGATGTTGACCACAAGGTGCCGCTTAGCAAGGGTGGCTCAACCAAGGCCAACAACCTGAAAGTTACTAGTACCCACGCTAACCGTTCGTACAAGCGCCAGAAGGATCGGAAACCTGCCTAATGCAGATTATAGATAACAAAGCGTTGCTGATTAGAGTGCGCGAGCCGGGGCGTATTACGTCCGTGATTCGTACTGCCAAGCAACTGAACGACACCGATGTGCTTGTGAAGTGGGGCATAGAAGAAGCCCAGATACTGAAGAACTTGCGCCTGAAGGATGTGCCCTCCCCAATTATGCGAGATTACGCATGGCCGGGACTCCAGAAGCCGTTTAAGCACCAGTACACCACGGCGTCGTTCCTAACTCTTCATCGACGGGCTTTCTGCTTCAACGAGCAGGGTACGGGTAAGACGGCATCTGCTATCTGGGCTGCTGACTACCTGATGAAGCAAGGTCTGGTGCGGCGTGTGCTTGTGCTGTGTCCGTTGTCGATCATGCAGTCTGCATGGGAGAACGACCTGTTTAAGTTTGCCACGCACCGTACGTGCGCTATCGCACACAGTTACTCTAAAGAGAAACGCATCAAGGCGGTAGAGAGCGATGCAGACTTTGTTATCTGTAACTTTGACGGGTTGGATATAGTTAAGGAAGCGGTGATCAAGAACGGGTTTGACCTGATCATCATCGACGAGGCTAACGCCTATAAAAACGTATCCACAAAGCGGTGGAAGGTATTGAATTCAATCCTTATGCCATCGACATGGGTATGGATGATGACGGGTACGCCAGCGGCGCAGTCCCCCACAGACGCATACGGGCTTGCCAAGATCGTCAATCCGAACAACATTCCTAAGTTCTTTGGGGCATTTCGGGACAGGGTGCTGACTAAGATCACGCAGTTTAAGTGGGTGCCAAGGCCGCAATCAGAACAGATTGTCCACGAGGCTCTGCAACCTGCGATCCGGTTCACTAAGGACGAATGCCTTGACCTGCCTGAGATGACGTACGTCATGCGCGACATACCGTTGACCAAGCAGCAGAAGGCTTACTACGAAGATATTCGTAAACAGATGTTGACCATTGCTGCGGGTGAGGAGATCACGGCAGTCAACGCCGCTGCGAGCCTGAACAAACTGCTCCAGTTGTCATGTGGCGCGGTCTACTCGGATAGTGGTGAGGTCGTGTCGTTTGATGCGCGGAACCGTATGGATGCGCTACTAGAGGTAGTTGAGGAAGCGAGCCAGAAGGTAATCGTATTCGCTCCATATCGTCATGCTATTGAGATCATTGCCGAGGAACTAAAGGCCAACAAGATACCCTGCGAAATCATCAACGGCGCGGTTCCGGCGAGTCGTCGGTCGGAAATTTTCAAGAAGTTTCAAGAAGATAAAGACCCCCGAGTGCTTGTCATCCAGCCTCAAGCGGCAGCACACGGTGTCACGCTACACGCTGCGAACGTAGTTGTCTGGTGGGGCCCGATAACGTCTATTGAGACTTATTTGCAAGCAAATGCTCGTGTCCATCGTGCAGGTCAGCATCACCCCTGTACGGTAGTACACTTGCAGGGCAGTCCAGTCGAGAAGCGAATCTACAAGATGCTGTCCCAGAAACTGGACGTACACACAAAGTTGATCGAACTCTACCGAAATTTTATTGAGGAAATTGCTTGACAATGTAAAGCAACGCCACTAAATTCTTAGACCCACAAGGAGAATATATGAGTGCAATGAACGCCGAAAAACTTGCGGAAGTCTACGTGAAGATACGTGAGGCACGTAGAGAGTTGGCCAAGAAAGACGAAGAGTTGAAATCACAACTCGACGTTATCACCGAGCAGTTGTTGGACATCTGCAAGGATCAAGGGGCTACCACTATCCGCACACAACACGGTACGATCTCACGACGTGCCAACAAACATTATTGGACTAGCGATTGGGACTCGTTCTTTAGGTTCATAAAAGATCACGATGCCTTCTCGCTTATGCAGCACCGTATTAACAACAATAATATGGCGCAGTTCCTTGAAGAGAACCCAAACCTTCATCCGCCCGGATTACAGGCAGACATCAACCCGACTATCGTAATTGTGAAACGCTAAGGAGCGAATGATGAGTAATGATCTCGCAATGCTGGACTCAGGGCTTCCAGACTATCTCAAGACCCTGCAAGTTGACGCCACCACCAAAGCCCTCATGGGTAGCGGCGGCGGTACGGCTGTCAAACGCATCTCCATCAAAGGTGGTGTGTGGCGACTGATGGTCAACGGTAAGGAGATGGCTCAGAACGAAGACCGTAATTTGAACGTGGTCATCGTCAACGCATCCCCGAAAGTTTCCCGTACTTACTACGCACAGCAGTATCAGGAAGGTGGCGATATTGCCGCTCCGGATTGCTGGTCAGCCGATGGTGAGGTGCCGGATGCTAAGGCTACGTCCCCGCAGTCTAAGCGATGTCTGGATTGCCCGATGAACATGGCCGGTTCTGGTCAGGGTAATAGCCGCGCTTGCCGCTACAGCCAACGTATCGCTGTCGTTCTGGCAAATGATATTGGTGGAGACATCTTCCAGTTGACGTTGCCTTCTACGTCGATCTTTGGTGAGGGTGCTGCCGGTAAGTGGCCGCTTCAGGCTTACGCTAAGTTCCTTGGTGGTAAGGGTATCCCCATCACGGCGGTCGTTACCGAGATGCGGTTCGACACGAACAGTTCGACGCCGAAGATTAACTTCAAACCTGCGAGTTTCTTGGAAGCCGCACAACATCAACGTGCTATTGAGCAGGGTAATACTGACGCTGCCAAGCGAGCCATCACGATGACTGTGGCCGAAGCAGACGGTGCTAAGCCGAAAGCCAAGGCGCTTGCCGCTCCTGTCAAGGAAGAAGCCCCGGCTGAAGAAGTTGTTGCTGAACCTGTGAAGCGTTCCTCAAAGAAGTCCGAGGAAGCCGCTGCGGGTAAGCCGGATCTGTCGAAGATTCTTGCTGATTGGGATGACTAATGGCTTCCCGAGGCTACTCGACACTGATGGTACAGGCGATCTACGACGCTAATCCATTCTTCTTGGGAGTCAAACTCGCCAAGATATGCGTCGGATTGAACATCCCTGTAACGGATGTTGCTGAGTACCTGAATGTGAGCCGACCGACTGTGTACTCATGGTTTATCGGTAAGCACGATGTGTCTCCCAAATACGCAGATCAGGTTGAAAAGCTAATAGAGAAATTAGCTTAGCGGTAGATGGGCTAGGTTAGCTACCGAAAAGGGCATTGCCGTCTGCCCCTGCCCACTCTATTTGACGGCTTTTGAGGACGGCTATGCTTTCACGTAAGGACT